AAGACAAGATGCTGATCTCAATACGGTGCAGACTCTGTAGGATCTTATGATTCATCAGCTATCAATCTGTAGAGACAAAGTTATAGTGGTGTAATGATAATACAGTAGATCCTGGTTTCAAAGAGCATAGCAGAAATAGCTTATCAACAACAAAATCCTGTTTATGGTGATCCAGATCCTCAAGTAGATATTTCTCCACAAGATAGAGATAGTATTACAAGTTTTTTTGATAACTACAAAGCCGAACTAAAATCAAATCCATTTAATCTTTCAACAATGGGTGCTTTAAAAACATTATATAAAACTACTCAAGCTAGAAATATGATGTCAGGTGTACCAGGTTATGAATTTTTAGGATATACAGGTGGAGATGGAAATACTACAAATACTGCTGTAGGTGGGGGAGAACAAGATTATATAAATAATGCAATGTCTCAATTACCATTTGCTATGACAGGTCAAGTAGCACCACAATCTATGGTCAATCAATATTTTGCCAATCAACCAACATCTTCTCTTTCATCTAGTCTTGAAACAAGCTATAATAATGCTAAGAGTAACATAAATAATATATTGGGTATAACAGCTCCAAGTCAACAATTCGGCTACTCACAAGCACCCTATGGCTCATACAGTAGTACAAATATGGAAGACAACCCTTACAAAGATTATTTAACAACAAGAGGATTAATATAATGTCAAGATTAACAGATTTATATAAAAAAGTAATGTATGGACAAGCTGGTATGGATATGCCAGGTCAAGATATGAGTAGAGGAACTTCAGGTTTGTTTGGTCAAGGTGGACAACAATATGGTGGATTAATAGATTTTAATAAAATGAATAATCAACAAGGTGGTTTATTACAAAATATACCTCAAACTGCTTTACTAGGTTCTGCTCTTTTTGGTCAAGGTATGCAAGGTAAAGATCCTTTCTCTGCACTACTTCCTGCTGTAACTCAAACAGCACAATTGCAAAAATATATGACACCTGAATTAAAAAAACCTACATTTGAAACTTTTAAAAAAGGTGATGTGGTTAAAACAATAAATACATCAACTAGAGAAGGTTTAGCTGAAGCTACTAAATTAACAGATGGTGGTTACACAAAATTTAGTCAAAGCGTTCAAGGAGCATCTATTTCAGATTTACAAAAAGGTACAAAAGCTACAGCAGAAAAAGAATTAAAAAGTGGATTATTTTTACTTGATGATTTAAATTTAATTGAAGCTGCTTATAGTCCAGAATTTTCTACTATAGAAGGTAGAGCTAAATTTAAACTTTTAGCAGCAAAAGATAAAATTGCTCCAGCATCTATGTCTAGTCCAGATAAACAATATCTTTCTTCCTTTGGTGTATGGGATGCAAATAGTCAACAATATTTTAATAGATATAGAAAAGAAATTACTGGTGTTGCAGCTGGTGAAAAAGAAATAGGTTATTTAAAAAATTCAATTCCAAGTGATACTGATTCTCCATCTATATATATAGCTAAATTAAAAACCAAAAGAAAATACAAGAAAGATTAAATAATTCTGCAGCTGACTTTTTAAAAGTTGGTTCTGGTTCAGTTTATACAACATTACAAGATGGTAGCAGACAATATTCTGAAGAATTTTTAAATCATGTTAAAGAAAATAAAGTTCCACCTACTGGTGAAGAAATTAAAAATATTTTGGAAGCTTATAAAATAGATAGAGGTTATGAATATAAACAAGCAAAACAATTTTTAGATATAGAATATAAAGGTGTTAATTGGGAAGATATTTTAAATAATTACATTAAAATAAAATAAAAATGGCTAGTATTGAAAATTTTTATAAAAATATAAAAGTTGAAGAAGAAAAAAAATTATTAACTACATCACCTAAAGATGGAGGTAGTTTAGAAAGTTTTTATAAATCAATACCAAGTGAAGAAACAGAAAAACAAAATATAGTCCAACAACAAGATTTACAAGATTTAACAGGAACACAGGTTGCTCAAGATATATCTATATCTGGAACTCAAGGTGTAGCTAAAGGTTTAACTTATCTTGCAGATTTGCCATTTATGTTAGGAAACGCTTTAAATGCAACTGAAGGATTTATGGCAGATAAAATTGGTAAATTTATAGGTTTAGATGAAGAAGAAATAAAAGAAGCTAAACAAAAATTATTAATAGTAGAAAAAGGGACAACTCAATATCCTCCAGGAGGATTAAGAGAAAAGTATTTAACTTATAAACCAAAAACTACCGCAGGAGAATATGCAGAAACAATTGGTGAATTTGCTGCTCCTGGAGGACTAATAGCAAAAGGTGCAAGAGCTAGAAAAATATTTGCAGGAACAGGTGCTGCTTCAGGTGCTATAGGAGAAACAGCAGAACAACTAACTGATAGTGGTATGGTTGGAACTGGGGTTGGTGTAGCAACCAATCTTGCATTAGATTTATATGCCTTATCAAGAGGTAATGTTTCTAAAATTGCCAAAGATATTTTACCAAGTAAAAAATTTTAGATGATGCTAAAAAAGTAGAAGCTGATGCTTTAAAATATAATCTAATTTTAAACCATCTGAAACAACAGGAACTTCTGCAATACAAGCAACAGAAGGTAATGTTGGAGCTTATATAGCTGGAAATAAAATCCTTGATAAACATTGGGAATCAAGACCACAACAATTAAAAAATTATATTAGAAGCTGGTCTAAAGATATGGGTATAATATCTAAATCAGATTCCTTAACTAATACAGCTATTTTAAATCAATTAAAAAAAGCAGCAAGTAAATTAACAAATAGTAGAACAAGATTATGGAAAGAATCTGGTGGTTCAAAATTACTAGATTATACATTTGACGCACAAAAAGTTGACAACTTAGGTATTACTATTTCTAATTTAGAAAAAAATGTTGCTAATAAAGATTTAAGTAAAACAGTATTAAAGTATGCTGATAGAATTAAGAATAGCAGAGGTAATGGTGAAGAACTACATCAAATATATAGAGAGATAAGAGATATTAGATTAGGTTTTTCTCAAGCTCCAAAACAACCTGGAGCAGCAGCTTATAAAGAACAAGAGTTATATAGAATTATGGAAAAACAAGTAGATGAATTATTATCTATAAATTCTAATTATAAATCTGCTCAAACTAAATATAAAAAATTTACTAAAGTTTATATTAATCCTTTAGAAAAAAATAAAATAATAAAAGATTTAAGAAAAATAAAATTAACTGAAGATAGTGATTTAGTTCCTCAAATTTACAGATTACTTGCATCAGATAAATTATCTGCAAGAGATATTGAGAATATAGCAAGATCATTAAAAAAATCAGATAATGGAAAATTATATCAAAATTTAATTTCTAGTTTTTTTGAAGAAAGTTTTTTAAAAGCATCAACAGATAATATTAATAAAGGTGTTAATACAGGAATTGTTTTACATAAAGCTATATTAGGTAATTCAAGACAAAGAGCAAATTTTTCAGAAATGTTATATCAACTTTCTAAAACAAGAAACCCTAAAGTTAATAAAAGAGATATAGTAAAATCAGTAGATGGATTTGCAAATGTGTTATTGGCAACAGGAAGAAAAACACAAGTAGGATCTCCAACTGCACAACGATTAGAGTTTCAACAAAAAGGTGGACAAAATATTTTAAGTAGAATATTGGAATTTCCTCCAGGAATAAAAATTATTCAAAGATATTTTGATGAACAAACTTTTTCTAAAACATCAGAAAAATTATCAAATGCTATGACATCAGAAAAGGGTATAGATGCTTTAATAAATTTATCTGAAAATTGGAAAGATCCTAATGCTGCTATTGGATATTTAAGAGCTTTAATTATTAGTTCAGAAAGATTAAATTAATTATGCCTAGAAAATCTGCAACAGAAGTAAAGATAGATTTTTTAGTAAAGAGATAAGAGAATTAAGAAGTGAAACAGCTTCATTAAGAGCAGACATCAATAAGGGTAAAGGTGCTATATGGATATTAATAGCTTTAGCAGGAATAGTAACAAGCGGATATAATTACTTTATAAAGTAACATCTTGAAATCAGATAAACAAATAATCTCTGACCGACAAAAGAAAACATCCATTAAAGGAACAGTAGGCGAATATCAAACGATTGCTGACTACACAAGACAAGGCTATTGGGTAGCAAAATCAGTAGATCCTAGCTGTCCATTTGATCTTGTAATCGTAGATAAGAATGGTAAAATAAACTTGATAGATGTAAAGTGTGCTACCTTTAGAAAAAACAAAAAAGGCAAAAGTTTAAAAAATAAACCTAAAGGTTCTTATAGAATTTCAAGAAGTCCCACTAAACTTCAAAGAAAATTAAAAGTTAAATTAAAGATGTTTCATTATGATTGATAAATTTTTATTAAAGTTTTTTAGTAAAATAGATGATGCTTTTGCATGGGTTGGTAATCTATTTGCTCCCAGATGTAAATGTAAAAAGAAGAAATAAATCATGGAGTTAAATATGAACTATTATTTTACTGGTTGTTTAATTATAGCATTAATTTTATTTACATTATTAGTAGGTCATTACCCATGAAATTTATATTAGTAATAAGCCTATGTTCATTTTTAGAAAACCAATGTCTGCCACCAGCACAAATTAAAGCTGAATTTAATTCATGGAAAGAGTGTACGATTGCTGCACTAGAAATATCTAAAGAAATAATAATTGCACAAGAAGATACCTTTGTTAATGACAACAGAGTAGCAACTCAATTTAGCTGTAAAGAACTAAAGGAAATTTAATGAGAGATAATAAATTATTAGAATCATTTAAAAAGAAACTTGAAAAGCAATATAAAGAAATGAATTTATTTAGACATCTTAAAAAAGAAGTTGAAACAGGTGCTAATGGTACTCAAGGTTATGTTATTAAAAAGGGTATCAACAAAGGTAAGGTTACTAAATGAAACAACAACACAATACAGCATTAATTGCTTTACTTGGTACAATCCTTTTAGGGTTATCAACTTATGTATTAATTACTATTGTTGCATTACAAATTCATATTGGTATGTTGTCAGAAGAAATAATGAATGTTGATAAACAAATAGGAAGAATTTATAATTTTATCGATTCTGTTAGAGGTAATTAATGAAAACAATAGTATTATTTATTTATCATTGGTCTAGCAAGTTAAGTTCTTGGTCTTGGCAAAAACTATATAGTGATAGAAAAACAGGATTAGGTTATAAAAGGTAAAAGATATTATGTGGTTAAATTTATTAGGAATGGCATTTAAAACAGGTGCTGATGTCTATAAACGAAAACAAGAAACAAAAAGCTTAGTTGCTTTAGCTGAAAGGAATCATGCAGAAAAAATGGCAAAAGGTGAAATTACTTATCAAGGTAAAGTCATGGATAATCAAAATCAAGGAATTAAAGATGAAATTGTTTTATTCATTGTTATACTACCTATTGTTGTTATATCTTATTCTGTATTCTCTGGTACTCCAAATGCTAAAGAAAAATTAGATTTATTCTTTGAATATTTTAACAATCTACCTGATTGGTATGTATGGCTAACTGTTGGAATTTTCGGATCAATATACGGATTAAAACCAGGATTAGATATTTTTAAAAAGAAATAGATGTCAGATAACACAGAGATACTTAATGAGTATAAAGAGCAGGTAAGAATCTTAAAGCAAGATATTGCCGAACTCCAAGATGCAGGTAAATCTAAAGACTCTGCTAATAAAAGATGTCTGCAAAAATTAGAAAATGCCACTACTGATTTAGAGGAAGCTAATAAAAAAATAAAAGAACTAAAGGAAGAAGCAAAAGAAATGCTATCTTATCCTTAATGTGGTGTGTTATCTGGAAAAAAGAAGATAGTTTCTATCAAATCTTTACCAATCTTATATTTGATTCTGAAAAAAATGCTGTAGAGTTTATAAATAAAGAAAAATCTATGCGTAAAAAACATGATTGCAGAGCAGTCAAATATGATTATAAATATTTTAAAGGAGTAAATGAAAATGAAATTAACAAATAACTTTAGCTTAGAAGAACTAACTATATCCCAAACAGCTTTAAGAAATGGCATAGATAATACGCCAAGTTCAGAGCATATAGAAAATTTAAAATTACTATGTGAGAATATTCTTCAACCTTTAAGAGAAGATTATAATTTACCTTTAGTAGTAAGCTCAGGATATAGGTCAAAAAAATTAGCAGGATTAGTTGGATCTAAAATTACATCACAACATTGTTCTGGTTGTGCAGCAGATTTTATTATTCCTGGAGTTGATAATAAGAAAGTATTTAAACATATAGTAGAGAACTTACCAATGGATCAAGTAATTTTAGAATATTATACTGAAGATAATGGTGGGTGGATTCATGTTTCTTATGTTCCTAATGGTAGAGGACAAGCATTAACTAAAGATAAAGAAGGTTATAAAGTATGGCAATAGATTATAGAGGTGAGAAATTTTCTGGTTACAACAAACCTAAGAATGCTAGAACTAAAACTAAAAAATTTGCAGTATTAGCTAAGTCTGGAGATAAGGTAAAACTTATTAGATTTGGTGATGCCAATATGACTATTGGAAAATCTGATCCTAAAAGAAGAAAATCATTTAGAGCTAGACACAAATGTGATACTGCTACCAGTAAATTAACCGCTAGATTTTGGAGCTGTAAAAAGTGGTGAAAAAATTCTTGATTAAAACAATAGTTAAGTTAAGAATGTTGTATGCCGATTTAAGAGGTCATCATGGTAAAAGATGGAACTATGAACCTTCTAAATGGTACATGGGTAAACATAACAGGAGAAGAAATGAAAAAAAAGAAAAAAGCACCTAAAGGTTATCACTATATGCCTAATGGAAAGTTAATGAAAAATAGTGCTATGAAAAAAAATAAAATGAAAAGGTATTAATGAAAGAAGGTTATCATAAAAGAAAAGATGGTAAGATTGTTAAAAAAGGTTTGTGGTATAATGTTAACAAAAGGAAAAAGAAAAAAATAAGTAGGTCTAAAGCTAAATCTACTATTAGCTCTAAAGCATATAAGACCAGTTAAAAAATTGTTGTTTAAGGTGTAGTTGCTAGTCAACTGGGTATGATGGTGGGGTAACAAAATTTGTATGTCTAAAACTTGGGTAAGAAAAGAAAAAATAGCTGACGTTGGAAAGTGTAGATACTGTCATAAAGATATGATTTCTACTGATTCATTTGTAGCTTTTGCTAATCACACTAAAGCTCATTATCTATGTATGAAGAAAGATGATCTTAAACCTAAAACTAATTTTGATTGGTAGGGGAGTTTCCTCCCCCACAAATATTACTTTATTTTTGTATTACATATTTAAATGGTGCATGTCGCCATTTAGTTTTGTTTTCTTCTAAGGACTCCTTAACAGCTAACCTACATTGCTCCTCAGCTTCCTTTTCAGTTTTACCAACACCCCAAGCATGAGCTAGTCCTCTGTTACCTATAGCATGACAAAGTATTTCTTTATCAAGAAGATTAACTTTTTCTATATCAACCTCTATTCCTTTATTTTCCATTTTCTCTCCTTTTATTTTTTATTTATTTATTTAAAGAGTATATCATATTGAGTTTTTCAAAATTTTTAGAAAAAAAACTTTTATTGAAGAATAGACGATTGTAGTTTTAGGGTAATTAATTTTAGGTGCGACAATTATTCATTAGTTGGGATTTTTACTGTTTTTAATATCCCCAAAATTTCTTAGCATTTTGTAGATAACTTTCATCTGCATCATTATTCCAAAACATATGTGTAAAGTCTGGTTGAATATAATCTTTAAGAACATTAGGATCATTACTTATCTTCATTAAGTTTTGTCTAACCTTAGCTCTTTGAATTATTCTAGGTATTCTTTTCTTAATATTCTCAGGCTTTAGTTCATCACAATTTCCAGCATGAAAGACTTTAAATTCTACCTCATTAACATAACAAAGATAAACTGGTACTTGAAATACAGACCAATAGAAATCAACTTGTAATAAGTTATATGGAGAAGGTCTATCAACTGGTAGCTTTCCAGGAAACCAAGATCTAGTACCATCCTTTTTAACAATTCCCCTTCTAGGCATCTTACATTTATCTTCAATAATAAGATTATCTCCTTTTAAATCTATGTAACCATGAACAGGAATATTAATACCATCAAACCATTTAAAAGCTTCTACCTCTGGTTTACACTTATCATAACCAGGAATAGTTTGGTGAGCCTTATGACAATTAGAAATCATTAAAGGTGTAATACTTTTAAAGTAGCTTAATTTTTCTTGTTCATCAGTTGTTAATGCAACTAATTTATCTAGCTTATCTTTTACAGGAACAAACATTATTTTGCTCCTCTACATTAGACTCTACTCCAAAATAACTTAAAGGTTTTTTTAAATAGTTTCCAATTTTAACTAATTGAGATAATGGAATACGATTAGCTCCTTTTTCATATTTCTGAATTGTTTGGAATGTAGTGCCTATTGCTTTGGCAACTTTTGTTTGTGTTATTAAAAAATACTTTCCAGTAAATTGATTAACATTTGTTTGCCTAGCTTCTTTAATTTTTATTCCTATTCCCTTATAGAACTCAATATCCCTCTTAAACGCATTTGGTTTTTCTTGTGTCATTTTCTTCCTTTCCTTTAATTTAGAGTATAAAATCCTTACAAAGTTTATACAACTTTTAGTTTAAATATAAAAAACCCTTATGAACTAACTCTAAAAGGTCTTTTATCTTCTTCTTCTAAAATTTTAGAACTAAGCTCAGCAATAAGATTTTTCTTCTTTTCTACAAAGATTCTAAATTTATTCATCTTTCTAGCTTCTTCATCTTGTTGCCTTTTCAGTTCCAATATTTTTTTCGGATCTGTCATCATACTCCTCACCAACCATTTTAATAGTAGCCTTTATGAACTTATTGTCGGTGATATTTATTTTTGCAAGTTCACCAGGCATCTTTTGATTGTGAGCTTTTTCAGTTGCTTCTTCAACTGTTGCACCATCAAAAAATTCTTCAATATCTGCCATTAATTCCAAACTAGATTTCTTCAAAACTCTAACCATTTAAAACAACATTTCTACTGTAACCAGCATAATCTCTTTTTAATTCTTGTCGTTCTTCTAATTTATCAATTAAAACACTAACTGAATTTTTACTTTTATATCCCATCTCACTAGCCATTTCTAAAAAGGTAGGCATATATCCATATTTTGTACTATAATTCTTAATGAATTGCAATAGCTTCAACATTTTGGGAGTCATTGGTCTAAGACCTCTTTGCTTTATTTTCATCTACTACTAACCTCCTTAATAATTCTGTATAACCATTAATGTCATCAAAGCTATCTTTTTTATATTCTTTTGATTGCATAATTCTCCAAGATTTAAGAAAAATCATAAACAAACCAAAAAATTTCAAAGGTACTTTAACTTCTTTATTATTATAAATTGTTAAATATTTCTCCATCATTCCTGCCATAGCAAAACTTGTGTGGTCAAAATGACCATAATTACTTTGCTTTTCATGTAGTAACTTTTCTAAATTATTTATAAACTTTATATTATCTGACATAATTCCCTTCTGTATCTGTACACCAATGAGCAGCTACTTGTTTTCCTTTGTATCTAACACCTATTGGTAAGTAATCTATTGTTGTAATCATTTCTAATATTGTTTGGCAATCTGTAAAGGAACTATCAAAAGGAACTGTAATTTTTTCAATAGTCCCATTTACAAAAAACATAAACAGAAAAATAAATTTCACTAATTAAAATGGAATTTCTTTACTTTCTGCTTTAGGTTGGATTGGTGTTTCTTTTTTTGGTGCATCTTGTTTTGGTCTAGGCTCATTCTTATAACCAGACAAAATATTACCAGATTCATTAACCCAACCAATTAGACCTTTATGTCCACCAGCTTCAGGATAATTCATTTCTCCAGTAAATTTTTCATCTCCCCTAAACAGGACACCGATTTGTGCAAACACTTTAACAAACTTAGTATTACCATCTCTTGACGATCCTTTAACACCTAAGATTGTTCCTTTGTTACCATTATCTAAATTAATATTTCCTGAGAAATCTAGTTTAATGGCTTTTTCATTGGTGGCATCAAATGGGAATAATACCCAATCTTTTTGCTTACCACTACCATTGTTGCTGTTGTTTATTGACATTGTTTTGTCCTCCATTAGTTTTTATTGTTTGTTGTTGAGATTCAAAATCTTTTTTAATTGAATCATTTTCATTACTCCAATCAGAATATAACTTAGTCAACTTAGTTTCAGTTGTCTGTTGTTTTATTTTATCCTTAATTGAATTTTTTGTACTTGCACCTTGATTGATTACAGCATTTACTAGCTCATCTGCACTAGCAAACTCTGTACCATGTAATCCAAATGTTGCTAAACATCTTCCTAAAGCTGAAGTAGCAGCATTCTCTAAGGCACTTGTTTTATTAATAAAGTTTGCATCCCTTATTTCTTCTGCATGACCTACGCTATAAGGAGTATCTCCAATATATAAGGTAGTCTTAGCAATAACTTTTTTATCATCTTGATAAATTATTTGCTCATCAATTTTAGATTCTGGAAAAAACTTTAATAAATGGTTATGTCTTTTAGCTACTGTTAAATAACTCTTTCCTTTAAAGTCTAATTTTTCAACATTAGTATCTAGTGATGCAATACATAAAGCTCTTTTTTCTTTAAAAGATCCTTTACTTTTATCTTCGGCAGTTTTACTTAGTTGTGCTTCTTCCTGGTTTACTTTTTGCTTGGTCATTGTTTCCTTCCTTTAGTTTATTGTTTTCTTTTATTTGTTCTCTATCCTTTAAAACTTTTAACTCTAAATAACTTTGATTCTTAGCAATCATATTGTCTTTCATTTCTAATGAACCAATCTTTTTATTAAGTTCGTTTATTTCCCTATCTCTTTCATGTAATTGTTCTATATACTTTTTTTGATCTAGCTCATAACCTCTAAGTTTAGTTTGCATTTTTGCTAGTTGCATCATTATTTGATCTGTCATTATTTTTTCCCTTTCATTACTTCTTCTAGTGTTAAATTATGGACAACCATATCTTGAACTGCTTGACCTACAATTCCTCCTATGTCCATGTTTAAATTGCCGAATAATGACTTTCTTTGTTCAGCAGTTAAAACTACATAATCATTAAACCACAAATCTAAACTTTTATTTAATTGGCTTGGACTCATATGGTCAGCTGTAAAGCAACCCCCATCTTCTTTCTTTGTCCACTCTTTCCCTATTGTTTTAAGCATTTAATCCTTTTTAGTTGTTGAAACAAACATTGTCAATAAATAATACATATAATGCACCTAGTAAGTTTATAAATCATTAATGTCATACAGTTCATTTATATCTACTTTATAAACTGGAGGTCGATTGCTATAACCAAAATCTGTTAATCTTTCTGGCATATCACTTATGAAAGGAAAGAATCCCATAACTGAAAATTCAAAATCTTTATCATTATCTTTAATGACTAAAACATATTTTCCTTTTTTTTCTCCAGGTCTAATAATTAAAAAATTATATTCCTTTTTTTCTTGGCTTCTTATTTCTATATTGTTTTGAAAATCTGAGTCTGAATAAAATTGTTTATCATCTGAATATGAGCCATTATAGAATTGATTGGTAGCCTTTGCATAAGCAACCTCTCCTAAAGCTCCTAGAACCCCATCTGTTAGTTGTGATTTAATTCCTTTAGTGTAACCATAAGAAAAGCCTTTACCCATTCTAAGGTTGCCTATGTACCTTTTAGAGGCAATATTTAAGGCTAGTTCTACTTCGTTGGCTTCTAACTTAACTTTTATCATTCTTTGATCCTTTTATTAATTGTTTAATTATAGTTGTTGAAGGGTTAAAATCGTAATCATTTAAAAAGCAACCTGATAGGAATATAAATATTATTAAGTATTTCATTTATTCTTCCTTATCTTTTAATCTTTTATTAACTTCATTAAAACTTTTACCTTCAACATGCTCAAACCAACACTTAACGCAATAATTCTTAGTTTTTTCAACTACGTCTGCAGGATCTTTGCATTTAATACAAACTTTATAATCTCCATATATATTGGTTTTATTTTTCATATAATAATTTATTGCCTTTGCTTATATTTTGTGTGGCGGTTAAATATTGCAAATTATTCTCTACATGGAGTCCTGAAACATTTTTACCTTGTAGTGGTATAATGTGGTCAACATGATAACCTTTTTTACTCTTTTTATATATCTCTCTAATTTTTTCTAAATTAGCCCATTTAGGGATTCTAATTAAAATATGCTTTCTTCTGTGCATAGATTTTAAATTATAATATAATTTATTATCAAGATAATGATCTTTATTCTTTTTTAAATAATACTCTCTATTTGCTAGAAAATGCTTTCTAAATGATTTTCTATTTTTTAATTTTGCTTTTAAAGTTGAGTTTCTTATCTTTTGCTTATTTAATATCTCCCTATGTAATACAGGGTTGTTTAAAATATTTTGCCATTTTTTTTTATGTATTTCTTTAAGTTTTTCAGGATTATTTAATCTCCATCTTTTGGCAGTTTTTTTATCTTTTAATGGATTTTTAATTCTCCATAGCCTTCTTTTTTCAGCACCATTATTTTTATAATAATGTTCTTTTAGTTCTTTATTAATTTTATCTCTATTTTCTAAACGGTATTCTTTATGCCAAATTAATAAACTTTTTTTATGTTTCTTGTAATATTTCTTTGATCTTTTAAAGCAACATTCTTTACAGTTTGCTCTATAATTTTGAGTATCTTTTCTCCAAAAAAAATATTTAACATCTTTTATTTCTTTACATTCTGAACAGCTTTTATTCATATTAAAAAAAATCTTTTGTAATCCCA